AATAATTCTTCTTTAATAACTTTTGAATGCGAAATATGTTTAAAATATTCTTCAACTGTTCTATTAGCTACTGATTTAGCCCACTCATAATCGTTAAAAGAATGAGTAGAATTAAAAAAAGAATCTAAAATGGCGTATTTTTCAACGCCTCTAGTCTTAATAATCCCATGCTTTTGTTTATATAAGTAAAAACCAAACAAACAATATTTATAAATAAGTAAATATGGTAAATAGTATACGCTTCCATCCTGTCTCGTTTGTTTTATAATCTTTATCTCATGTTTCATAATAAATATTCTATTAGGTTTTCCTTAAAAGGCAATACTTCTATACCCATTGATTCGTAAAATTTAGCCCCGCCTATTGAACCGCTAGAAAGTGAGGAGTTTTTATTTGCTTTTAAAATAACAGCGGTTTGCTGAATTAACATATTTTCGTGCCAGTCAAAATATAGAACATCTTCAGTTAAAAAAGATTTAACCTTTTCGAATTCTTCCTTTGAGTTTACCTTAACTGCTATTCCTGTTTTTCTCATTGTTCAAATAAATTAAGTGATTGTTCTTGTTTTCTGTTTTGTTGCTGCTTAAGCTGATAATTTTTGCTCAACCAAATTGTTTGTGGCCGGCCGTGGCAAATTGGATTAGTACTTTTTCGGAATCCGTTAGCGGTAATTAATCCTAATTTTTTAAGTTCCAAAATTACAGAACCCCATATTCTGCATTCGCCAGGCGGTTCATTTCCTAGTGCGTAAAAAGCATTTTTAAGTTCTTCGCTTGTAAATGGTTTCATCTGAATTTTAACCCATTCAATGGCGAATCCTAGAGCTTTTATATGATAATTAATATTACCATTCTTAACGCTTTCAATCGCTTCTTCTTTTGTTTGTGTCTTTTTCATTACTCATTATTTAGAAGTTTATTTGCATTTAAAACGCAGTTTGTTAGAAATTCTTTATCTTCTTTGGGCACTTCAAATCTAAATTTTACAAGGCTAGGAAAATCGGAATGTTGTGGAATAAATGGCAAATCGTATAAATCTTTTTCATAAACAAATCTGTACTTCCAAGGATCGTCTTTTATGTTTTTTTCAACATAATCTGTGTTTTCTAATAAATCACGCATTTCTAAAAGATTTTCTTCTGTTGGCATGAACGCAATCGCTTCTCCAAATTTAAAATCATGAATAATGCAGTTAGAAACAATTTGCCAATACTCGTCTTTGAAGTCTTTTTTTAGGCATTCAATATCCTGTTTCAAAAGGCATTTAACGTAATCATAATGGTTTTTCATTTGGTAACATTTCAATTCAGAAATACCGCCTTCGGGAATATCAATTTTAAAATCTTCTGAACCGCTCCAAAAAGGATATTTTGGATGAATTGTAGTTTTGTCAATTCCTAATTTGTATTCATTTCCTAATTGCCAGTGAACCCAAACTTCCCACAATTTACCCCAAACCATATCTTGCTTGTAAACAGGCAAATTGATTGAACGCCCTAATTCCAATTCCATTGCACGTTCTTTTATATAGGTTATTGCACCCGAACCAAAATCATATTCGCCTTTCCCAGCTACTGTAAGAACTGATATTTTGCTACTTGTAAATCTTGCTACTCTGTTTGGCTTATTGTTCATCTTTTATTTTATTAAGTTGATAAATAACTTTGTCATAGTTTGGTTCATCTTTTGTGTCAATTACGAGGTTGATAAAAAGAAGATCGTCTTCAGATATTTTATCTTTTTTCAACTCCAAAAGTTCAATTATTTTATCTAATTTATCAAAATCATCTTCGCTGTTTTTCTGCGCATCGTAAGCCCTTGCGCTTTCTCCACACAAAGCAAAATGAGACTTTAATTTTTGGTTATTTTTTTGAATAGGCGTTAGTGATTTCCAAAGTTCAGTTAGTGCTTCAGCACCGCTTTCGCAAACCAATAAAGCTTCCGACTTAATTCTTTCAATTATCGGATCTTCTTTTTCGCCTTTGTCAAGCCAAGCACGAATTTTTTTACCCGTTTCAATTCCTAGATAGTCAGAACCGTTTCCAAAAGCTTCTTTTAAAAAAGATGGAACTTTCAATATCGATTGTCTTTTACCCTCGTCACTCATTAGTACAGATGCAGTCAATTCAAACATGAAGTTCTTTTCGCAAATTGGCTGAATACCTAGTGATACTGGTTGCGTTGGATTTTTAAAATCTGTCTTTTCTCTCGCCCTTAAACAAACAATAACGTCCATGTTTGATTGCAAAAGAACGTTCATAAACTTCTTGTGTTCTCTTTTTGCTTCAATCCAATTTGCTATTTTTCTAGGACTTCCATCTGCTTTCGGAGCATTGGCAATATCATCACAACCGCCATCGCCCTCCCATTCGTGAGAACCGCTATCAATTACTAAAACTTTTACGCCAGCTTCTTGAAATTCTTTAATTGCTTGTGCATATCGTGTTGGAGAAAAAGGCGGGTACAAATCCCCAATCATAAATTTTTCATCTAAAATATCCGCATATAAAGAACCTCTTTTATTTTCGGTATCTAAAAATCCAATTTCAGAAGCTTTGTTTACCATTCCACGAGCGACTAACAATGCCGTGTAGGTCTTTCCACTTCCGCTAACTCCTGCAATTCCTATAACCGCTTTTGATTGCCCACTTTGAACCAATCTAATATCTAATACTGACATAACTATATTTTATTTAATTTGTGGTTAAAAAGTTCTCTTAATCTGATGTATTCGCCAACTCCTTCATATTCTTTTGGCGAACTCAAAGAAATAAAGTTTTCGTTATAAATTCTCTGCATGTTGGAATTTATCCTTTGAAGTTCCTTTATTGACATTCTTAAGTCTTGGATTTCTTTTTGCTCGTCTGTAAGTTCTATTACTTCGATTTCTTCTAAATTAGGAGGGAAAGCAGGGTTTTCATGTCCTAAATGTTCATTGTCATAACTTCCCATAATTAATATTCTTTATAAAGGTTAGACAATGGCAAATCAAAAACTTCATCAAACTGATTAATTTCGCTTTGCGTTTCTGTTGGTACTTCGTCATTGATGAACTTTTCGGCAATAATTAAATTGTGCTTTGTTGTTATTTCGTGTAGGCTCATTTTATGTTATTTTAAGAGTTCCTGATATTTCGCATCCGTAATCAAATCCTTGAAATTCTACTGATTTTTCCCCTGTAAGCTTTGCATATTTGCTTATCATTTCTAATCCATTAGCACGTCTGTAATCACGGCTCAAAACGTCCTGCCTTACGTTTGCATCTTCTGCAAGTTCTTTTCTTTTGCCAAATGGGTATTTTGCATCTACCCAATTTTGAAATGTTGTTTTTTGTTCCATAATTTTATTTTTTTAATTCAAAAGTGTAAAATAAATCTATTTTGTGAGTTATAAACATTGGTAAACCAACAATATTAACCCCTATCCAAAAATCTAAAAACATTACATATCTTCTCATAAGTTTATTTTGTAAATTCTTGTTGTAAATCCTAAATTTGATTCTGATAAAACTTCTAACTTATAAGTTGATTTTAAATTATAAAATTGAGAGTATGTTATATTGTGAATCTTCATTTTTTTTGAATCTATCAATTCATATATTGTTTTTTTTGTTCCAAAAAACTCTTTTATATATAAATCAGGATTGCTATTTATTATTATTTTTAATTCTTTTATTTTCATAATATTTTATTTTAGAAATTCTTATTTCAAACCACCCTATTAATAAAACATAGTCTTTTTCCCAACAGTCAGTATATGTCTGTATATGAGTATTATAGTGAAATAGTTTAAAATTTTTAACTCCATGCCACCAAGTATATTTTATTTCGTATCTCATTGTATTTTAAATATAGATTCTTTATCAACTTTAAAATTACCTCTAAAAATACTATTCGGCATAGATACAGATGTAATTGATATTATATAATCTATTCCTTTTCCATAAGAACCTTCCCCTAAATGCTCTCTTATTTCCGTAATATACCCTATAACCTCTGTATCTGTATCGACTATTTTTGCTCTATATTTTTGTATTTCCATTATACTATAATTAATTTGTTTTTTGATATTGGTAATTTTCTTCCTGCTAATGGAGAAAAATAATAAAATCTGTTTCCATTTTGTGTCACTTGAAATTCTTGTCCGTTGATGATAGTTTTCATAATTTATTTTTTGCTGTTATTAACTTGTACAAATATACAACTATTTATTAGTTGTGCAATTGTAAATATGTTAAAGTTTCAAATTAAAGCAAACAAAAAACCCCAACACTTGTAAATGCTAGGGTTTAAGATTAAGATATTTTTGAATTGCTATCTTATAATTAATATTGAAGTTGAAATTAATCCGATTATTGAGCCTATTTTGTAGATTAAATTGCTACTTTCTTTTCGTTTCACAATCTTCTCATAGTTTTTTATTGTGGAATCTTTTAAAACAACAACTGACTGCAGGACTTCTTTTTGTGATTCCAGATTGTCAACTTCTGATTCCTTATTCAAAATACGTTGCTCTAATGTAGTTTTCTGCTGTTCTAGGTTGGTTATTTCCAATAACTGATACTCACGTTCAATTGACTGCCTTATTGCCTCACGTGCATCGTTTTTACTTACCTTTATTGAATCGTTCTGCGAATACCCTTGACAGGTCATCATCAGAAATATAAATAATAGTTTTTTCATATTTTTGCTTTCTTAAAAGTTCGAGTGATTTCTTTTCGTTATCCGATTGAATTATTAATGTTGAATCCTGGCGTTTTATTGCGTTTTGAAGCGTTTCTTTATTTTTTAACTCAATTTGTAAAGAATCAGTTTTACGTTCGTTTTCGATAATCTTTGATTCTAATTTATTTGTGTTTTGGAATAATAAAAAAACTGCTATTCCTAATAATAAGATCAAAATCCAATGCCAGTACTTTTCAATAAAAGTTGTGTTTATTGATATTGTCCTTTTCATTTCTTGCAAAATTTAATTTTACGCCTTTCAGAACGATTTGGAGCAGTGTTTTCTTTCAGGTCTTCGTGTTTGATAGTTAAGTATTGAAGTCCTAGTATTGGGTGGTAATAAAAATTTGTTTGCATTTTAAATCCATTTTATTAAAGTTAGTTCTTTTCCCATAAGATCTTTTACAATCCCAAACATAAAACCTTTTCTCATTAATTCAGACCTAACAGAATCAGGAATGTATCTTGGAGTAATGTAATCAAAATAACCGATAGTACATTGATTTGTTATTCTTTCCAGTAATTCATCAATACTATATCCTTTTTTCTTGGTCAATTCTATAGCTTCAGATGCGCTTTTAATAGATTCTTTTATTTGTGTATTTTCCATAATAAAATAATTTAAAAATTAATCCCCGCCACTTCGCTACAAAATGACAGGGATAAAAAGTTTAGTGTAGCGATTGTAAATATAAACAAAAAACCTCAATAAATTAATAATGAGGTTTTTAAAAGCTGTTTTACGTAGCTAATCCCGTAGTTATGCAGTCGCTCTAAGCGGGGCAATACTAAAGACATTGTTATTGTCGTTTAATTTTAGAATTTCTCTTATTTAATCATAAATTGCTGTCAAAACCAGTCACCCCCTTAAAGTCATTTGTATGTCGGCTGACTAAACCAAACAATCCTACACGGCATCGTTTTGTGGAGGTGGGGAGAGTCGAACTCCCGTCCAAACAAAAATCATAAATAGTCAATGAAATTTCTATTGCGAATATAAAACTTATTTTTAAATACGCAATTATTAAGCACAAAAAAACCCGATGTTGATATCGGGTTAATTATTAACTCAAACCATTAAGTTATGAAAAACAAATTCAAATATACAAATTAATTGCTTACCATCTTGCTTTTTTCCCTCGTCTGTCATAATGAACGAAGCCTTTATAAATTCCAATACCGCCCTGCTCCATTTTACCCGAAGCAATCAGTTTTTCAATTTCCTTAGCCAATTGAATAGGCGTATATCCTTTTGCGTTTATATCCGCAGCGTTGCAATTCAGATGCTGGCTGTTAGTTGCTCCTTTTACTTTTGCATTATGCGAAGGTGTTCTATAACCGCTTCCTGTAATTGAAACAGGAACTTTTAAGTGATCCCGAAGCACTTGTAAATTTTTGGCAACTTTCAAGCAATTGTCCATATACTTTTCCGGAACTTTAGTACCATCTTTGCAGTCAAATTCTTCTCTGCTGAAATTTTCTGTTAGTTTCATAATTATTTATCTTTTTTATGGTCAATCTTAAAAAGTATTCTTTCCTGTATTTCTATAACTTCATTCCTATATTTAAGTATTTCAGCTTCCTTTTTTTTGGCATTGTACTTGTATTCGTTTGCCCCGTCAGTTAGTTCAATAGTCTGCCTATGAGGCGGGTTTTTATCATCAAACGCCCAGCTTATCAAAACGCTAACGCCTAAACTACAAAATGCTACAAGTGAATAAAATAATGTTTTCATTTGTCTACTCTTTTTTCAATTTCAATGTTTTTATTAAGTAGGATCTTGTACTCGTTAAGCAGTTTGTCAAAACGCCTCTCGCTATTGATATTGCAATCTTTATTTTCGGCAGAAAGGCGCATATTATCAATAATAAGTCTAGAATTATCACTTCGTAGACTTTCGATAAGTATTCTATTGCTTTCCTTGTAATATCCGAATAATCCATTTACAGTAAGTGCTAGGCAAATTATTACTATCATAAAGATAGCTTTGTTTGTTTTTGTAGGATTAAGATTTAGAATCCTGAAAAACGCATCTATTTTTTCTTTAAAGCTACTTTCCATATTAGAATTACGAGTATAAAAATAAATATTGGGGCAGAATATTTCGTTATATAATTTCCATAATAGTTAGCAATAATATCTTCAATTTCAGATTGTTGTTTAAATCTGTTGCTTATTTTTATCACTACCATTATTACTGAAAAAAGCAGGTTTACCGAAAAACAGGCTATTATAGTAGAAATTATTATCTTATAAAGCAGCTTGTATTTTTCGCTATTCGCAAGTGCTAAAATTAAAAGATGCATATAGGCAATATTTTCTAACAGTTCGTAAATATACCAATAATAAGAAAAGAAATGTGATATAAAGCCAAAAAGAGTTAATAGTCCTAATGAAAGAACTATCAACTCTCCTTTATACTTTAATTCAGAAATCATTAAAGTCTTGGCTTTCTTGGATAAGGAAGGATTCCCTCGCCTTGATCATCTTCAACATAAGCTTTTTTGCCTGTTGCAATAATTGCGTCATAACCGCTTTTAAGAGCAGCCAAGGTATCTGATTCGGTTTTTAGGTTGCTTGGCACAATAATAACAAAACTGTTATTTACTGCAACCCAGTCAATAGGGTTTTCCCCGTTGTTTCCTCCTGCCATTTTAAATATTTTTTTAAGTTAGATGTAAAAGTAATGAATTTTATTTATATGTTTGCAATGTAATTATGAGCGTGGGGCAAATTAATTGCAATGAAAATTTAGATTAACCCTTTGATTTGAGAACCCCACTTCTCCTTTCAAGGGGTTTTATCGTTTAAATAAATATATTATTATGAAAAAAAGATTTGTAATTACCAATTTACCAATAAGACTGCCTTTTCAAAGTACAATAATGTGGTCGTTTTTGCTTCACTATTTCAATGTAGATAATTTATATTGGGGAATTTTTATAACTTTTTATTCTATATTATGGATTGTTGCAATTGCAATTAAATTTAATGAAATAAAGGTAGATTTAAACAGTACGGATGATGATAAGAAGAAAGTACTAAACAAAAGTAAGTTTCAAGATAGATTAAATGAAATGATTAAAAACAAAGGTAATTAATTATGAAATTCGACAAAAGATATGCCTACACAGTATTGCTAACAGCTTTTTTAATTTCTGTTTTAGTAGTGGGGTTTTTATTAAAATGTAATTTAGAGAAAAGATGAAAGCAGAAGAATTGATGTTACTTAACTTTGTAAATTATCCTAAATGGCATAATAGCGGTGAGGATAAGTGTTGGATGGTTAAATCTATTGAGTGGAATATGAAAAAGATTTGGCTTACCGATGGATCGATAGAAACTTATGTTGATTTTTATATATTAAAACCAATACCTATTACAGAAGTATGGATTAAATATTTTGGACTGTCAGAATCAGAAAACGAAGAAGGAGATACTATATGGAAAAACGAAAATATAGAAATTGAAATATTTAATTATTCGAACAATAGTACATCTTGTTTTTTAACAAAAGTATTGACATTCCAAACGGAAATAGAACTTAGATATTTACATCAACTACAAAATTTATATTTCGCATTAACAGGAAGACAACTTCTTACAATTAAATAACTATGAAACAATTAAATAATTCGTATTGGATAGCTTATTATGATAAGCTGATAAAATGTATTGAAAGCTGTATATCTATGAATCAGCTTTCTAGCTTATATAAGTTTTGGCTTCCATTTAGACAAAATAATACTTTAGGTTTTAATTATACATTATCTCTTAAAAATGCATTTGATAAAAAAAGACAAATACTTTTTGATATAATAAGATTGGATATTAAAAATTTAAAAACAAAAATAGAAACTAAAACCTTTGAAGTGATATAGGGAACTTCTAAATTAATTATGATTATATTTTTAATATTGATTGCGCTTACGTCAGCAGGGTTGCTTATAACTTATAAAAGTTATGATTATGACATTATAGGAATTATAATGAGTATGATTTTTGGGTGCTATCTAATAATGCACACAATTATGTGGTCAGTTTCTAGCTATGGATATGAGATTTTTATGGTTAAGAGACAGGCTTTTGTTGAAACTTTAAAATATGCTAGGGAAAATAAAAATATGCTGGAATTAGCTTCAATTACAAAAGATATTTCAGAATGGAATCAAAAACTTTATGAGGCTAAATATGACAATAATGTTTTTTTATTAAAAGACTATATAGACGATAGGGTTGAAAGTTTAGAACCAATTAAATAAAAAAAATCCCCTGTCGAATCAACGCAGGGGATTTTTCATTTTAAACATATAATGCTTAATTCTTCTTTTCGTATTCAACTCCAAACATTTTAGATAATCCAAACATAAAAGCATCTAGGGTTTTCAAGCCTAATAATACCTCGTATTTCATTGATTCTTCTAATATATTTGTTCCTGCCATAAATATAGTTATTGCGGACGTTATAAGTAAAGTTATCCTAAACATATTCTTTGCCCATCGTGGAGTTTCAGAGTTTATTGCTTTTGCTGAAAAAGCATAGTTTGTCTTTTTCATCAGTACGTTATTTCAGTTCCTGTTACATAAGCCACGCTTGCTGTTCCTGTTGTTGCCGTTCTTATCCTCACTAAAGCATTTGCAGGAATTACGCCCGTCAATGTTCCTGTCTGTGTGTTTGTCAATTGTATAGCCACCGTTACGCCAACACCGCTAGAGTTACCGCTTTGAGAAGGAGTAAGCCACGTTGTACCGCCGTTTAATGAATATTCCAAATAAGCCGTTGCAGTAGATGTGCCAATTAGCAAAGGATTGGTCACCGTACAGCTTACAGCATAAGATACAATTGCGGGTTTGGTAGTCGAAATGGTAAAGTTAGAATTTAATAATTTCGATATTACAGGCGTTACCGTTGGCTGAACTACGGATATAGTAAGATTTGGAGCAGTACCGGTTATTACTATTCCATTGCCGGCGGTATAGTTGTTTGCAACAGGAAGCGTTACGCTGTTTCCGTTTGTAATGCTTAATAAGTTTCCTGACAAAGAAAGGCTTTGCAGTTCGTTGGTAGGACTGTTATCGGCAACAGCAGGAAAGTTCTTAGGAACGCCCAAGCCGTCTAAATATTGGCTAGTTAATCCGTTTGGATTATTTAGTTTTAAAGACAATCCTGCATTTACAAAACTTTCAGAAGCAAAATAGTTCCAAGTTGTACCATTATTGTACTCAGGTTTTAATGTGGATGAATTAATTTGTATCCTTCCTGTTTCTCTGAGAGATGTAAATATTTGATTGTGATCCCTTAAAGGAAGAAGAATTATGAGGTCTGCCCCAACGCCTCCCTTATTTTGAGTGTGCATCCAAGACGTCCCTACCTCATTTATTGTTTCTGTTTGAGAAAAACAAATAAAAGGCAACAAAATTATAAATATAAATTTTTTCATTATTAAATTGGTTTATAGGTTATTCTTAATTTATCTCCTATGGCTACAGAAAAATTCAATTCTCCCGTAACAGGATTATGCGTAGGAATAGAAGATACTACAACTCCGTTTACAGCTACTACAAATATGTCGTACTTGCCTATCAATTCAGGAATAATAGGATTCCCGTTTACCGTAGAAATGTGATCGCAACCTATAAGCATTCTTCCTTTTGCCTTGTAATCGTCAAAATCAAAATCGGGCATCAATGTTTTTACCTTTAAAATAAAATCTTCAATGTAATACTGCCTGTTAGCTAATTCATTTGCAGGTATAGGTACTCCATCATAAAGAAATCTTATTATATAGTCGTTGTAACTCGATAAGCCTAAATTCATAAAGGCATCCCAAGTGGAGATCTGTTCCTGGTGTTCTAATGGTATTTCCATATATTCAATATTAATTGGTTAATCTTTAAGATGGATTTTGATTCTGTGGAAATCTAATCCTATGGCTACATTACTTGCGGCATTCATTCTGCAAATGTTTGGAGATAATGCCTGTGTAAGAATGGCAGAAAAAGATCCAGTCCTTACAGCTCCGTTTGTTAAATTTTTAACATTGTAAAATACATCTGTATTTATTTCTTTCCTGAAAAAAGAAACAAAATATTCATCCGTATTGTTTTTTACAAAATCAGTTCCTAGATTTATTTTGGCGTAAGCCAAAGATGCATTTCTGTAGCCTATGCTTAAATTAGTATCAGCAGAATCAGCCATTAATCCAAAACCTTGATTATTTGCAGATATATCTGTGTTTGCAGGTATAGCAACCCCTCCGAATCCAATATTTAACCTTAAGTCAGTAACTAATGAAGCGTCATTAGCTTTCACTCTGCATTCAAAATAAAAAGCAGCACCTGGCAGAATTCTATTAAAAGAAGCGTCACGGATGCCTATTACTTTTCCTGCTGTTGCCGTAGATACTATTCTTCTGTAGCTTAAAAAGTTTGTTGAAAAAAGATCTGTAACGGTGTCTCCGTAAGTAGCTATGCTTCCTATTCCGTATTGCCCTAAAGATGCCCCAGTAGCCTGAACCCAATATTCTATAGGCATATCTAGCCACGGTTTTATCATTGAATCAACGTACTCTTTTACCGCTCTTTGGGTAGGATATGATGTAGTTGATGTCCCTAAAGAACCATTGTCCGACTTGTTCGCTTGGTTTTCTGCAACATATCCAAAATTATGCTCAGTAACTACCCAATTTGATGAAGTTTGCCCAGGAGTATTCACCAACGCCCTCACAACATCACCAATCCCAACTGAAATACCACCTAAAGTACCCGCAACTGAAACAGTCCACAAATCACCCTTTAATACAGTTCCTGAAGTTCCGCTTCCACCCGTAGAAGGAAACAAATTTGTAGACGCATCATAATTGCCCCTGTCATCCAACAGTCCGACTACTAATGCGTCCGCATACGACTTTGCGTTGTTTTCAGCCGTTGTAGCATATAATTGCGCTACTTCAGGAGTTGTGACGTTTAAAACAGGATTTGCAGGGTCTGAATTATTTACAGCAAGCGGGTTTAAGGCAGTAACACTTTGAACAGTACCTGAACCGCCTCCCTGCGACCTGCTATAGCTTGCGAATATAAGCTCTAAGCCTCTTGGAATATAAGTAGTAATACTTCCGTATTCTGAAACATGATCATTGCCGTCAGGATTTATAAACCTGTAATCCGATCCTATTGACGCATTATTTTTAAGCACTGCACTTTCTCCCGAATTATTAAATATTACTATAGGCTTTCCTTCAGAAATGAAATCTTCATTGCTTGGAGTTGACAAAAAACTTCCTGAAATTCCTAAAAGCGTTCTAGTACCTCCTATCTGTTTTATTTCATAGCTTGATTTTCCCTGATTCGGCGCAATATAATTATCTGTTTCAGAAAATATAGTAGTGAATTGATAGCTTGAATAAGTTACATATCTTCCTAAGGTTGGATTAACAGGCTCTTCCTGTATATTATCTTCATATATGCTTATCGTGGTCAGTAGCAATTCCCCTTGTCCTTCTGCATAAGCAGGAGCAACAGCCGTTCCGCTTCCCGCTGAAGGAATTCCTTCTCTTTTTATAATACTGTCGTTTGGCAATGCCAAAAGTATGTCAATTCTGCTTTCTCCGGTTCCTGCAGGACTTATTGGAAAATCCCTTACATCTTCATTAGAATTAGGAAGCCCTGCTATTATCCACTTAAATACGGGATTTACATAAACAATATTTGAGGAAAGATCAATGGTAGATAATTGAATAAACCTATCAGGTTCTATAGGTTCGTTGTTTCTCCAATATCCATTAAAATACTGCCACAAAACAAGGCTTTCATCATCCGGATCAGTCTGAATGTAAAAATCAGCTTCTTTCGAATCAGGAGGCGATACTGTATTAGGGTTTTCTTGTCCCCTCCATACCTTTACAGTATTTCCATTTTCAAGCTGAACATCGTTAAGTATGCTATTTATAGCGGCTACTAAGTTATCAGTATCTGAAGTTGTCAGCTGCGTAATATCTCCTATAAGATCATTTGACTGATTTACTATAGCATCTAAAACAGGGTTTAAAGTATTGGCCGTTATTTCATTATTTGCATTTGCATAAATGAACTGATCTATTAATTCTATTACTTCCTGTCTAGTCATTGTTGAAGTCGTTATTAAAGTCGTTATTAAAATCTCCATTAATTTCAAATGGAATATTTTGGAAATTATTATTGAAATCAATTATTTCGTTTCCTAATTCAGAACTCTTGTATATGTATGGCGAATAATCTTCTAAAGATTCTGAAAGGCTTTTTAGCTGTATAACGCTTCCTCCCCCTCCATTTTGCGCGTCATAAGTATATCCTGATGTTGATAGTCCGAAATCAAATCCGTATATTTCAATAGTTCCGTCATAAAATTGAAGTGCCGCGAAATAATCTCCATAATCTAGCTGATCTAAAATACATTTTGTTTCTTCATCAATCCCGCTGATTATTATTGTAACGTTGTGCAAATATTGAGGTATTCCCTCTGAAACTGTCTTTTCAAAATTTGCAAATATAGCTGATGAATTTTCATTTACTGAAAATCTATATCCTGTTTTATTTTGAATAAGGTTAAATAAAACTCTATGTCTGCATTCGTATTCGTCATTTATTGATACGGTACTCGTAAGCACTAGCTTGTTCAGCAAATCTTCACGGTTTACCAATACTACTTGCTGATAATACTTATTAGCTTTAGGCTTGCATTCTGTATTTTGCCCCTGCCTTAATTTTGCGCAGTTCATAATCTTTTTGTTATGTTATTGCCTCTTATGCCATATCCTTTTGCCAAAGTTACGTTTCCACATTTTTCGCAACTGCATCCGCACCCAACGCAATTTTTTGAATTAAAGTCAGTAAATATTTCCTTTTTATTGCAAAGGAACATTTCTGCCCTTTTAAATATTTCATAACCCATAGTTCTGTATCTATCTGCAAAAGATTCTAATTCCTTTAAAGTCTTAGGTATTGAAAATTCATTTTCCTTTGTTACAAATCCCGTAGGCGTGTCGTTCCATCCATTAAGTATAACATATCTTGAATAAGCATAAAGAACCGCTATTTTTTTTACTCCTTCAAAATTTCTATTCTTTCCTGAGCAGTTTTGAAATACGCCTCCGTAAATCAACGATTTTTTATCTTGGTAATCTTGAACTACTGGAATAAGAGAAATACAAGATGCGTCTCCATTGCAATTTTTAACAGCTAGATCATATGCATCTACTTCATTCCAATATTCTATAATTTCATTCCAAAAATCACAAAAAAGGCTGCTCAAATCAAAGTCTAAAGCTTGCCTTTCTGCAACGCAAAGTTTTGAATTGTCGCAATGCTTAGCAACTATTCCAATACATATATAATCATCAGGTAACAGCATCTTTTTATTATTTTATTTCAGGTTTTTTTTTAACTATAGGCTCAATTTCGCAAGGAAATCCTAAATAAGTAAGGGTTTCCGAAAGATGCCACCTTTCATCTTCAGTCTGTTCAGAGTAAAAAAGTTTAGCTTGTTCATACATGTCTCCTGAAGTTCCAAATAAAGCACCGTCCCCAGCCATAAAAAGAACTGTTGGAAGATTATTTGCCTGTCCTAGTATAAGAGTTTCAAGCCACTTCCTTGTTTCTGAAAAAAGCTTTTCATCAAATTGAGCATCTACCTTTAATATCTTAAGAACATTGTCTAAATTATCTGTCTGAGCTACATCAAGCTGATAAACTCCTTGTGAGTTTCCTGCTCCAAGCCAATTAGCTATATCTTGCTGTACTTTTTTTGAAGTTTCTTCGTCTAGTCCCTGGGTAAGAACGGCTATCTTTCCAATCAATCCCGAGCGCCATTGCTCGTTAGTGTAAAGTCCAAGCCTGTATTCAGTATCGCAATGATTATAAACTGCATCGAAAGGAGATAGCGCATATTTGTATTCAGGAGTAAGATTGTCATAAAAAACCTGACCCCTATAGTATGGAAGCATTTCCTGCAAAGATATATTATCTACGTCTGCATCAGAATTTCTCTCTTTATAATCTCTCTTTATCTGTGATATCACAACATTAGGATCAGGATTAAATGGATAGAACCATTTTTCTTTAGATTTTTTCTTTACGAAATTAGATTTCTTTTCCTTAAAATCCTTATAGACTATTTTTCCTTCATTTCCTTCATCGTCTTCATTGTGGATTCTACATTTAGGATAATCTAAAATATCTAGTGTTTTAGGCTTTACAGACAATAAGTCATCTGTCAACCCATAACCTACATGATCCCAAGAACCTCCCTGCTTAGAAAAGTTCTGAGCTTTTATATATGCAATTCTTGATAGCTTATAATTTTTTTTAGGATTTACGATAATATCTTGACTTTCATCTGTAAGTCCTTTGCCTGAAATAAACTTCCCGAATATCTTTGAAGCACGGACGGCAGTAGGCGAATTTGCTATAACACCCTCAATTTCATAAGGGTATAAATTATCCTCTCCATTCCAATAAACCTTTCCTTCTTTATCTTCATTGACGGAAATAATTCTTTGGAATATCTCTATAAGCGTTGCTCTTACTTTGATACTCATTATTCTTTTTTACTTCTAGGTTTTCTAGTCTTATTTTCCTTAACCTCTGGAGAAGTTAAATTTTCATCTTTAATTTTAGGAAGTTTTGAGAATAATTTTTTACGATCATTAATTTCATCTTCACTTCCGTTTGATAAAAATTCATTTACAAATTCCTCAGTAAGTGAATTGTTATATTTTCTAAAAGTCCTTCCGTCTTTTTTATATGATAGTATTTGGACTTTGCTTGGTTTTAATACGAATGTAGCCATTGTTTTTTCTTTTTGTAAAGTTACTAAATTTTCAGTTCCGTTTATCTTTCTGACTAATTTTATCCAGTCAGAATTAAAAGTACAACCCGCGCAGTTTGGCTTTACACCGAACTCTTTAAAAAACGATTCGATGTAAAACAACATAAGGTTAGAATCTCTCCTAACCTTACTTGAATCTATTAATATTAGATCTTTAACTGTCATTATGCCTCATTTTCAAAGTCAGCATCAAAGTCGGCAATCTCAGATCCAGGAGTTCCTGATTTGTAAACTAAAGGAAGGAAGCCTTCAGGAGCATCATCTTTGCTTGAAAGCACCATAACTGCACCTCCTCCACCGTCCTGAATATCATAAGTCCCGTCAACCATTGAAAGTCCGTTTTGAATTCCATAGATCTCAATAGTGCCGTCAGCAAATTGAAGGGCAACTACAAATTTACCGCGAATCAATGCATCTAATCGGCATTTATCTTCTTCTGTTACTCCTGCTACCATCATCTGCACATTGTGCTTGAAATCAGGAGTGCCGAATGTTTCAGAGGTTGTAGTGTCTACATATCCTTTATAAGTACTTCCATTTTCTGATCCTGTAAAGTGAAATCCTTTTTTACCTGCAAGCAAATCAAAGGCAACATTGTAAGCGCATACTGTAGGTGTCGCGCCAACAGGAGCTGTAATTACAATAGTAGATCGATCAATGTCTGATGTATTAATAACGCTTATCTGCTGTGCATATTTTCTTTGAGGAGCGGCGCAGGAGTAATCCGCACCGCTTTTTAATGTTCCACAAACGCTTGGTATAGCCATAATTTTATAATTTAAAGTTATTAAAGCGCTTCTGCTCCAAGATAAACATATTCGTTCGTTACCAAAGAAGCACCGATCTGTGCGCCTCCTTGAATATAAATCATATTGTCGTCTTGTGAATACCAAATTCTGAAGTCCGGCAATTGGTCTGTTTCAGATGTTCCGATCAATATATTTGTTTCAGCTGTAAGCAAAGCTCTATAAGGGAAACCTAATCCTAAAGCATTGATTACTCCGTCAAATTCTCTGTGTACATGAATAGGAATTCCGAAGATACGTAAATCAGAATCTATATTGAAAGCTCTCATAGCCGTAATACCATCTGCTGAATAGCATTCGCAGTTGATTCCATTTCTATCCCCCAATCCGTTCATCCATCCAACCAAAGCCGAAGCCATAGCTGCAGTCATTTCAAAACGTGCAGTAGCTTGATTAAACCAAGGCTGTAAAACAGCAGTATTGTAAGCTTGTAAAAGATAATTGTAAACGGCCTCTCCTGGCAATGCAACCGGTGCCCCTGATGTTCCTGAATTATTTTGAGTGATAAGGATTTTTGTTCCATCTCCCGCTTCTGCCTGTGTAAAAATACCGTCGATAGGTCTCAATAATGGGTAATTAGCATCTCCCGAAGCCGTTCCTCTGTCTCCAAAGAAAGCTACTCTCCATAGTGCCGCATCCAAATTAACGTTAAACTTGTCAACTATGTATTGGATTAAAGCCGAATTCAAGTCTGCATCCCCTGCTAGTCTTTTATACTGCCCCCAAAACGCTAAAAAGTTATCGTCAAATGTATTGATACAGATTGGAATTTTGCACCCGATCATTCCCAACTGCCAAGGCTTTGCTCCAAAACCTAAGTCAAGATCACAGTTTGGAACTGTACAGTTTGTAGGATCTTTATAAGGAAACGCATCATATTGTGGAGCAGTTGAAAGAATAGGAATAACATTTCCGTCTCTTACGCCCGTAATTACCGTATGTGAATCTGCAAGCTTAGAAACCTCAAAAGATGATTCATATATTGCTTCAGCCAGTTTAACTTTATCAGCCGTTACTAAGTCTTCAACCAAAGCTAGTACAGCTGTTCCGAAATTAGTTGTAATTGCCATTTATTTAGTTTTTTTGTATTTGTTAATATTTGAAATAGCCTTTGAAGCCTCAGAAACTTTTACTGTTTGTGATTCTTTAGGATTTGGCTTGTCAGAACTCGGTGCTTCTTTTGAAGTAGTAAGCTTTGCATTGGCAATCAATAAAGATTGTTTTTTATTTTCAGTCGCCAATTCAGTTGCTTTCAAAGTGATAGCTTCCAACTGTTCTGCCAAAGTTGCATTTTCTTCTCTCAAAGCCAATACCTCTTCTGAGTCTGTTGCTTCGGCTTCCGGCTCTTTAATCTCTGTAAGCATTCCTGCTTCATCAAAAACAAAAGTCTTTCCGTCAGCCATAACAAATTCCCCTGTCGCTGGCGAACCGTCAAACTCTGCATAAGCACCAACCTCGATAACCTCATCTTCTTCAAGATTTGTAAAGTCTAATTCTTTTTCGTCAGCTGTATAAACGATTTTGTTTACCGCTACCATCGATTTTAAAAAAGCTTTAGCCGCAGCTATAATGCCTTTATTCTTTGGATTTTTAGTCATATCAATATTTAGTTTAGTATTAATTTTTTTATCGAATCTTTTTAAAGCTACGGGGCGCAAAACTTCTTCAATCGAAGTTGCAAATCTCATTTCTTTTGCAAGCGATGTGTTTATGAAAGTTTCTTTTTCCATAAGTTCATAAGCTTCTGCGAAAGTAAGATCTGTATGCGCTTCATAATGCCTGGCAAGTCTTGTGTTAAGAACTTTCAATTCATTTTCTTGCGCTTCAGTAAGTTTTTCATCTGTATCGAATAATGCTTTATGAACGAATGGCTGAAGATCAGCTGTTAGTTCTCTTTCGTCTCCTGCTAAAAATATGATAGTAGCTATAGATCCTAAACGGCTTTCTCCAAATGTTTTAATCTTAACCCTGTTTTCTTTTGCGTATCTTCTCAATTCATAGTAAATGGCAAATCCTTCTTCTGCATCGCCTCCATGCGAGTTTATACGGCATAGTACAGGCTTACCTCCAGCTTCATTCAATTGCCTTTGAACGTCAAGAAGGGAAACTTCCTTTTCTTCCTGTTCAGCAACGTTTGATATATAACCGTATATTTTTATTTCGTGCATTGAAATTAATTTTGTATAAAATTAGAGTATAATTAAAAAACAATTGCTTATTTTTGTTGTTATAATATTTAAACAATGATTATACTTTTTTTATGAATTGTATTTAGTTTTTTATATTCAGCTAAAAATGAATATATAAAAAGGCATAAGGCTAAGAATAAAAACGATAATGATTATAAAGAATATTTGAAATGGTGTTTAGATAATGGAGAAATACCCGCTGATAAAATATCATTTATTAAAGAAATTGAGGATAAAGAAAATAATATAAATAAATTAATAAGCGGACGCCGAAAAGCTAAAGAGTAGGCAATATACAAATACACAAATTTATGTACACATTAAGAAAGATTATCAAAGATCAAGAAGAGTGCAATTTTAATTTAGGAAATTACTATTCTTTAGTTGAAAAGTCAAAAAATCCTGATAGGTTTGAAATGGATTTTAAAATGTTTTTCAATAATCAGCCTCCACATACAGAAGATATATGTTATGCTTTTATAACATCAGAAAATGGTAAAATGGAAGCTTTATGGGAGAGCCAAAAAAATTACATAATGACTGATACTGGAAAAACATTTTCTAACCTTTCAATAAAATAGTTATGGATAATAAAAAACAACTTAAAAAATATATTGAAGATAAACCTAAACAGTTCGATATATATATAAAGTATGCAAGATTTATTTATCCTTCTATTGTTGTTTTAGGAATATTATCTTTATTTTTTTTATATTTAACGAATAGATTGTAAATACAAAACCCGCTAATTAATTTAAGCGGGTTTTTTTATATCCTTTTCCATTTCTCTGATTGCTTTTCGTACAGTATTTATGCTTACTTTTAAATCGATTCCTACAGATCCGTAACGCTTCATCTTAGGAAGCATTGCGTCTGTATTTAAGAACCTCAAATAAATATCATAATCAGTCATTAAAGACAGCGGAACTCTTCCCAACTGAACAAGTTGCTTTATAATGCATATATTCTGCTCAATATAATCTACTACTCTTGCCATTTATTGCATTTTGTTTTTGACTGCCTTAATTTATAACTCAAAGTGCATCCGCATTCACCGCACATTTTATCTGAAAGTAAAGGTAATGTTTTATCTTCAACTCGCAAAAATGATATTGGATCATCCTCAAAGAATATGCATCCTTGACAAATTTTTGACCTTTTTAAAGCCGTAAATTCAACTTCTTTAACTTGGTTGTGAAAATTTAATACACCTTCTTCCAAAGGCTGTAATCCTTCTTTAACCAAAGACTTTATTTTTTTGCTAAAACTTTGCATTGTTCTGTACGTTTCTGTTATCTGAAGCATCGATTAGTCCTTTATTAGTTCCTTCAGCCGCTCCCAAAAGAGATCCTCTGTAAACAGCATCGGCTACCATTTCTGCCATAGCATTGTTAACAGCAGTATTCGACATATTATCTTGTATTATACTGCTTGTATTTCCATCAAGTCCAATACCCCCGCCTGCTTGGTTTATGGCTCCGAGCAGTTCCGGAAACATTTGCGTTGCTCTTGCTGTTATGACGCTTTCTCCCGCTGATAGGTTGGCACTAATACTATCAGAAGTTCCAGAACCTATTCCTGTCAATCCGATAACTCCTTTAGCATATCCAGGGTTTGACTGACCGCCTCCCTCTACTTTGGCTGTTTTAGTTGATACAATCTTTTTAACATTTGCCAAACCTGCAACTACCGCCGCTCCTGCCGCAATTCCTCCCAATACGGGGCCGACTACAGGTATTCCAGCTAAAGAAGAGTAAGCAGATGTAGCAGCCTTATAAGTATCAATTGTAGCCTGCGCTACTGCGGCGGCTTTTCCTGCGGCACTTTCTTTTCCCAATATAGAAGCAAGGTTTCCAAAAGTTGACGAGGCTAGCTGTAGCTTGTTATCTTGAACCGTTTTTTCAATTGCTTTTTTCTTTTCAGCTTCTGCCTTTTCAAATAAAAGCATATCTGCTCCGTTCTTTATTGCCGCTTCTTTTCGTTCTGCATATTCACGATTATATCGCTCCATCTGCAATGCAAGGTCATATTCAAACCTTTCAGCATTCAATTCATCCTGAAGCAATATATCGGCTGCCTGCTGTTCTTTTTTAGCTTCGGTTCTTTCTTTCTCAGTTTCTTCATTTGCAAGCCTTTGGTTTTCGTCAAGCTGTGCAATGGCTAGATTATATTCATTGGCACTTATAAGTCCTGCAACGTATCTTTGAGTTAGCGCATTAGCTTCGGCTTCGCTCACTAGATTTATCCTTTCTAATTCCTGTCTGTAAAGTTCATCAGAAAAGAATTTGTTTTCATCAATCTTTCTTTGATTGTTAAGCTTGAATAATTCCAACTCAATATTGGCGTTTTCAATAGTCGCATCTAACTGAAGCTTTGCAAATTCATTTTGAGCTTCAAGTATTGCCAAATCATATTCACGCCTTGTTTTTTTCTTTGCCTCATATTCTGCCTTTGCTATTGCTATGGAACGGTTCATTACCTCAGTATCTATTATCAACTGATCTTCCATAGAACGCTTTCTTTCGCCCTGCGACTGAATATAATAAGCAAGTTCTGTCTGCATTGCCTTAATAGCTTTGTCTTGGCGTTCTTTAGCTTTTGCTATAAGTTCATCCTGTCTTGCCTTTTCAGCATCTGCCGCTTCTTTTCTCAATGAATTATCATTTGCAAGCTTTTCTGAACGCTGTCCTTCGATCCTTTCTTCTATATCGGCAATCTGTGTAAGAGCTTCTATATAGTCAGACTGTATAGTCTTGTCAAGCTGTGAGGCTTTTGCCCTCATCTCAGCAACCTTTAGAGCCATATTAGCAATTTCTAGCTCTTTAACCGCCTGCTCGTCCAAAAGCTTTCCTAATTCTGCATTTGCTTTTATCCTTTCGGGTATAGTCCTGCTTTCATCATCCCTAAGCTGTCTTAGCTTCTCTGCGCTTCTTTGGTATTCTAACTGCGTAAGCCTTGCCCGCATCTGTGCCTGTTCTAATTCTCTTTCCGCTTTGGCTAGATTGTAAGCCTCTACGCTTGAATCCTTTACTTCATTGGTAAAATCCTTTACTGCTTTTGCGGATTCTTCAAAACCTAAAAAGTCTAAGGATGCTGAAACTACATTAGCTGCTGTTTCTGCCGCTTCTGCTAATAATTCGAAAGCACCTACCAAAGTATCTATTATGTAAGTTCCTAAAGGCTCTAGTACTTTTAATACTGCATTAAATACCGAAGAAAGGCTGTTGAATACAGACGTTATTTTATCTGCAGACTGCTTATTCTTGTCCATTGCGTTTTTAATGAGCAAAAAAGCCAATACTACTGCGGCCAATACCGCACCTATAGGCGTTAGCAAAAAAGCAAGCATGGATTTAGTAAGTCCTATAGTTGCCTGAGTAGTAGCTTTCAATGAGTTGGTTAGCAATGCGCCAGATCCTCCTGCTTCCTGTGATCTCTGTGCAAAACCCGACAACCCTCCGTTAAATATATTCAAGTCGCTAAATGCCGATTTTATAGATTCTGAATAATTACCTATGTTTATTTTTTGCTGTTCGTATGCAGATGCGTTAGTTCTTATGAATTCATTGTTTTCATTTAACCTTTCGTTAAGTTCCGTTATAAGTTCAGCTTCTTCAGCTATTGCAGGATTTAATTGATTTCTTACTCTTAACAATTCTGTATTGCTTGCCCTTGCCTGATTTATATTAGTTACTTGGGTTTGAAGAGCTTTATTTCCTGCCGCTATAAGTGTGGTCTGCTGTGCTTCCGCATTCATATAGGCACGAAGCTGAGTAGTAGTAGCAGTTATCTCCTGTCTAACCCTTGCCATGTTTGTAGCAACGTTTTGAGAGTTTTTATAGTTTTGTAACTGTACTGCATTAAGTTGTTCTAAAGCTTTTTTATTTTCTTCATAGGCATCAGAACCCTCTTCTCCTGCATCGGCTAATCTCTGTTGCTCCTTTACTAAATCATTTATTACTTTCTGCGCTTCTTTTGCAGTATTGTTGTAAGATTCCTGTTCCTTCTTAAGCTCAAACATTTTTGTCTGCAAACGGTCTAGGCTGGATTCAAGCCTTGCGGTATCAAGTTCAAAAGTCGCTAAATTTATATTTTCTGCCATTATGCTACAAGGTTGATTGTTTCTATTTCCGATTTTCTATAACCGGTATTTGTATTTGATTCAGTAAGTTGTATTTGATAATCTCGTGTTTCTGAAGCTTGATATCCAAAGGTTATAACCCCTGTATTCGCTCTAGGTATGGAGTATCTTTGACCATCTATAAATACATATAGGTTTGATGTCCTGAAATATGTACGGTCATAATAAACCTTTATTGTATAAACTCCCTGATTGCCTCCTATTTTTTCAATAAGGGTAATTACATTAGGATCGGGAATAACAGGTACAGAAGGGATAATCTTTATACATTCTGCCTTTGAAGCCTGTCCTTTTTGGAATGATATTTTGTTTATTAAATAATAGCTTCCTTCCTGCGAAAAATAATATATTTTAGATAAATCTATATTAATTATATCTACGCTTGATAAATTAAGACTTATATCGTGAGATCTGAAATTATCAAATATCTTTTGAAACTGCGAATACTTAATAGGCACTAGCTGATCAAAAAGCGTAAGGGAAGTATTAGAAAAAATAAGTGAAGATACATTTTCGCTTCCTATTACAGCATCGCTTGAAAGCTTGAAGTTTCCGTTCTTCTGGGTAAATCTTAAAAAATAAAATCTGTTATCTAAAGGTTTGTATTCTATTGATATTTCTCCATTTCCGTCATCTTTAGGCTCTGCTTTCCACATTGGCAATATGCTTGCTAAAGTTGGGTTTAAACCGTTTGAATCTAAAAATTCCGAAGTGCCTATTTCCGGAGCATAAAGCTGTGTCTGAGCTAATGTCCTTTCGGCATCTATATTTTTATTATTTACCAATAAAACACCGTCATTGGAATTCTGACCTTCATTGTTGTATTTCATTTTAAATAAGTTCCTTTGAGAATAAGAACTTTTTATATAGCTCTCATCCGTCCTAGAAACATATTTATCCGTCCAGTCAACTGCATTTGAAAAACTAAGCCTGTCTTCAATTTTTAAAAAAGAAACTTTTTTTTCTTTAGATAGTATTGGCGTCACTCCTGTTCTCCAAATAATCTCCTTAATAAAATCAGTTATCTTAAATGATTTCATCGCTGAAGTTAAATTTATATCTCCCTGATTTACTCTTTTTATATTTAAAACAATAGATTGAACATGAAATTCACGCAAAGATATAGCTCCTATTGACGTACCTCCGTATCTCTGTTCTGTTACATACATTTTTATATTTATCCTGTCTCCTGCTTCTAAGAATACCGAAACCTGCCTTTCAACCACTTCATAAGCATCGCTTAAAAATGTTTCTAAAGCTATTCCGTTTTTTTCGATAACTGTGTAAAATTTAATATATGCCGTATTAGAAAGATAAACGCCTCTATAAAGTGCATATCCTTTAATCTTTAGATTTAGAGTGTAAGGAGAAGTTATTCCGCATATATAAGAACCTCCTGAAACAGAACCCTCATTTACTATAGAAGGGCGTATATTCCATGCTTTATTAAAATCTGGAATCTCATAAACATTTGGAGCGGTATTTATATACGGAGATACGAAAGTAGGTTTCTCCAAGTTTGCAGAAACAACTCCTGAAGTTATGGAAGTAGCTAAAGGATAGGTTATGAATAGTCCATTTATAAAATCATTTATCCCTTGGAAATCAACACTCCATCCAAACGTATTAAATATTAATTCCAACAATTTTGAAACGGAAAATGAAGGAGAAAGATAATCTATATTTATACCTCCATCGGTGTATTTTTTTCCCCCATAGTCAGCGACTATGTATTTGTAGTAGTCGTTATTTATACTTTCAGTTACCGTTTCAATGTTCTTTTCGTGATTGAAATTAGAAAGATCTAGGTCAACGCCAATTGTTTTGTTTTCCATTGACTTGAACAATTCTACTATTCCATTTATTACGGCAATTTTATAATTTTCAGATGTAGATGAAATGTCTAAATAACCGCTTGAAACTATTTCAAAACCATCTTCTTTTATTGAAGCAGAAATTCTTTCATAAGGTATGGTAGAAGTATCTCCTGCTATGCCTAGCATATTAAAAGCCTCAGTGTTTTTATCGCTTTTTGGAATCTGAAAAGAATTGGTGTAAGAACTTGAAACAGATGCAATATCAAATATATCAGCAATCTGAACTGTATATTTTATATCCTGTCCTTTTTCTCCCAAATCAAGTGTCTTGCCGTTTGCAGTTACTTCTACCATAATATGCTAGGATTAAACCTAAAATCAATTTCAAACTTCATCTTCAAACCATAAGCTCTTTTTATTGAATCTTTTTCAATGTTGTTTTTTGAAGATCTTATCCTATTAAATATGCCTTCTTGATAAATATAAATCTCAGGACTTACAATAAGATCTTTAGCCATATCTGCATATTCTTTTGGGAACTTAGAATAGGCATTTATAATATTATTTACTTCATTTCCAAAATCATTTACTTGGTTATCCCTTATGAAACCTCCTAAGTTTGTATTTGATTCTGTAATTGAAACGCTTTCAAAAAACCAATAAGAATAACCTCCTAGCTGATTTAAGAACTTTACATAAGCTCCATTGCATCCCCTTATATTTCTAAAGTCTAAAAGTTGTGAAGGTACATCGGCATTTGGAATAGTCGATATGGTATAGTCTGAATTGATATAGTCGTAAGTTATAGGCATTCCCTTGAATACAGGATATTTTAATGAAGGTTTAAGCCAATACGAAGAAACAGCGTTCCTGTTTGAATAAACGCTTCTTTCGCCCCCTCTTATAAAAGTCTTTGTAATTACTTCCGGAGCATTTCCAGACTGGGGCGTAAAAGTAATTCTGAATACATTTGAGTTTGAATTTTTATCAAACATTCCCCTGATAACATTTTGAATATTTACAAAGCCTCTATTTTGAATATCGGTATATGATCTCAATATCTGAGGCTGTGTAGAAATACTTAGGTTCTCAAACTTAATATCAAAATATTCATTTGAATTATAATAAGTGAATCCTACCCTTATTTCGTTATTGATATAATATCCATTGCTTTCTAATCCTGTCATGATGAAAATGTATTTTGCAAGTTTCTAGTTATTTCGGATCTCAACATACCCGATATTTCAACTCCAAACTTATTGTAAACAAATTGCGTTACCTGTGGACTTTCTAAAACCTCTAAAAGGTCTGTGCCGTTTGGGTAATAATCAGTACCTTCCTTCTCTATTTTTTTTGCAACAGCAAAAGCGACACTCAATCCTTCTCGTCCGTATATCCCTAACTTATTTCCAACCCAATTAACTAAAGGTGTTATAGGCGGTCTTGATCCTCCTGCACGTCCATTTACTAAATAATAAGTATAATCTCGTCCCCATATTTCTCCATGTCCGTTTACAGACCTTGCTTCTAAGCTATTAATCCATTCGCCGGAAGCATTCATTCCTAATTCAATAAATTTAGGCTTAAGATAGTTGTCTATAACTTCCTGCATTACTTCAATTATTTTTTCGTCGGGGATGGTTATCATTTTTTAAATTGTTGAATAATAACTCCTAAACTAGGAGTAAAACCATTATCTATCATAATTGGCCTATTTGCTTTTTTTAATTGTTCAATTATTTTAAACATATTTTTAAAATATCCTTTTGATCTGATTTTTAATACTATAGGTTTTTTGTTTTCCATAATTTAATTATTAAAAGTGAAAGAATAGGTTATCCTCCATCCATTAAGGTTTTTATCTAAATAGTTATGTATCAATTCAGCATCGCCAATTTGATTTATAATTACGTCTTTTCCCAGTATAACGCAATAATCTAATAAGTTTTCGCAACCCAAGCATTCAAGAATAGGATTAAATACCGTTGTCCATTTGCTTTCGCTTATAGGATGGTCTTTAATCTCATTATAATTATTTACCCCTATGGGCATTTCTTGAACAGCATAAACCGTAGCAGTCCATGTGCAAGATTCAGAAGTTATAAATTGAGTGATATTATTTCTTACTATGTTTTTTCGATAACGGATATTAGTAAGCATAACTTGAACACAGCAAGGTTCTGCTGATTGCTGTATGTTTATCTGGCTGTTTACTAAAGGCGCACCGAATTCCCAACACAAACCGCATTTTTGATCTTCCTGCCACTTAGTAACCTGCTTGTTCCAAAAGTCAACTATATCCATTTTATTTGCTTTTATTTTTTAGAACCATTATTTGGTTTAACTTCTTTTGAACCCTGCTTTCAATAGTTGATTTATAAAGCTTGTCGAATACATCAGAATATTTTAATTTTTTAACCTCATTCCATTTTAATATATCGCCTCCTGCCAATTGGTCAATTGTGTTTAATATTCCAAATTGATTCAATTCATTTATACCGGCACTTATCATGTCTATATCAGGATCTGAAACTAAATAAGTTTTTTCAAGCTCATTTATTGATTCTATTTCATCTTTAATCCATAATACGAACTGCAGTAGCTTATTATGGTCTATGAAACTTATTTCTTTTTCCTGATAAGCTAAACCCCTGTCATTGAATGCATAACATATAAGTTTTTCAAAGTTACCATTTTTTATAAGATTAGGAACAATTTCTTTTATAAATCCATAGGAAAATAAAACAGCGTCTTCAAAATCAAATCCATCCAATTCAGATATTCTTTTGCCATTTTCTATAAGATGCTTTAATTCATCTTCTGAAAGCTTTGCTAATGATATGTTAAAACTCATTTTATGTGGTCTCTAAATGTTGATGATGATGACGAACGAACCTGCATTCTAGGCTTAAGTATTCCGTCTGCTTCAATATATCGCATAGGATCTATCAAATGGTTGAAATCGTCTATTGGCTCGTTTAGCGTATTTCCATTCCGGTCTTTTGCCCATGTATACTTATTAAGCTCATTTATCAAATTTATGCTTCTTCTCGTAACTAGAAATTCTTTTTGCTGTAATGCTTGTATTCCGAAATTAACACTGTCTTTGCCTTTTTCAGCTCCTTTTATTGAAATACCATAACTTCTTATTTCATCAATGCTTTTAGGTTCTGCGCTGTCAGCTATTACCGATCTTTTTAATCCTACTTTAGTCTTGTTTGCTATTTGGCTATTGCTTAATCCTTTTTCATAAAACACTTCATCATATATCGGCTGTCCATCTAATTCATACTTATCCACAAGCGTACTCGGGTCATTTGTATATCCGAAATCCATACCTGATTTTACATATTTGGCTTTATCTGGAATATTGTCTATTATTTTCCAATTTTCAAAAACGACTCCTTCTAAAGAGCCTACCATCCCAAGACCGTAAACTTTCCATTTATTCGCCCAATATTTATTTTTAATATTTGAGTCTTTGAATATAAGTTCATAAGGTAATTCAGGATTGTAAAAGCCTTTATTTTTATAATCTAAAATCGATTTAACTTCGCTCAAAGGCAAATATTCGTTATCCTCGAATGTAAGAGTTATAAAGTTATTTTCATTTATGTATTCGTCGCCCCAAAAAAGCTTATCAGGATTATAATCTATTATAGTCAAACCTGCTCTTGATATAAATTGAACTGCAGTATCTATATCCATTTTGTCAGCTTCATTGATATATAGAATATCTCTCCTAAAACCCTTTCCGACATCATTTACATCTGCTCCAAGGAAATCAAGATAACTTCCGTTCTCGTATTCATGTTTAGATTCTGATTTATTAAAGTCCTGGTCGTTATCTAAAACGCCCCAATCCTTGCAAATCTTCTTATAATCACGAATAACCGTTCTTTTCATCTTTGATAATTCTGATGAAAGAACAGTCGCTTCCTTTTCGGTTGACAAAAGAGATTGTATGATTAATTCAAGAATAGTTATAGTCTTTGAGGCTCCTTGACCGCCTCTTATAACAAAAACATTCTCTTCAGGATTAGACATTATTAAGTCAAGTATCTTGAAGTAAGCTTTTGAATACTTATATTTATTTTCTTGTTCCAATATCAGGAAGATTTGGAATGTTTATTTTACCTTTATGCTCTAGTTCCTTTTTGTCAACTAGTCCGTTTAATCTCTGAGTTATGCTTGGGTTATAAATACCTACCATACCACCTTCTATTTGATCTTGCTTTATCACTCTTCGTATACGTGAACAGATAACTACAAAATCCGAGTACCTTCCCTGCAAATTACAAAAATAATGGCTTAAATCGCTTATAATTCCATTGTCTGCACACCAATTTTCAAAACCTTCTAAAGTCAAAGGTCTTTTATGAGGAAGTCTAATTATTGAATCAGGCAATTCTCCTTCATAATCTTTTGGAATTATAGTATTGCCTTTCTTTTGCTCTACTATCATAATGGGATTTTGTTCTAATTCATTTTTATATGATTTGAAGTGTTCCCACATTATTTCTGGACTTTCTATTTTTTTATGAACTCCCATAATCAATAATCTATCGTTACACATTCTACGAAATATCCTTCTTTTATTATCGGCCTTAATGGATATTGGCTATCGCAATCTAATTCAGTTTCAACATAGGAATAGTTGCCTTCATTGTCTACAAACTTTCCTTTGCAGTTGCAAGTGTCGTTGTCTGAAGAACAAGAGAAAATAAATGCGAGTATTACGATAGCTAGAAATAGCCATAGGCAGTTGATTATCTTTCGTTCTCTTTTGTATCTTCTTTGTGTGGTGTTATTCATTTTTAAATCTTTTGAATAGTTTCCTGAAAAAAAATTTATATTAGTTTTCATAAGCAAATATAGTTAATTATTTTTAATTTAATGTAATACAAAAAAGCGGGAACGACCCCGCTTTGATGATCGTAAAATTCATACCGGATTTAAAAATTGTTTTAACTTCTCGGTGGGTGTTTTTTTTATCTTAATTTCATAATATATCTTTTTAGAGTTAATAATAAATTGTTTTCACCCGAAAACCCCGCTTATTTCTAAGCAGGGTGTTTGTTTTTAGTTATCGTACCAACTTACTGTAAGCTTTTCGTCTTTGAATAAATGGAAATCTTTCATTCCCATGTCAGGAGTTATTATTACTTTCATAAACGCATCTCCTTTTGATGTTTGTGTAGGAATAGCATAAGTGCCTGGCTCTACTTTTTCAACACTTCCAAACTTCTTGATTAAGAACTTTTTTGCTTCCTCTAATTCTGCTAACATATTTTTATTGATTTTAAGTTACTATTAGTTTTTAAATTCATGATTTTTACATGTATCACTAAACTTCATTAACGTGTCCCAAGCTGTAAAATCTCCATTTAGAAACTTTTCTTCAGGATATTGCTTATCATCCTCGCAATGCAAATGGCTAACCCCTGTAAGCTTGAATTGTTTTCCTGCAAACTTACAATTGTAACACTTTGCTTTTTTGGTTTTAGACTTTTCCATTTTATTCGTTTTTAAGTGTTATTGGTTCGGTGCATAGTGTGAAATTTGATTGAATCCAATTGTGTGAAATTTGAGATTCCTTGTCTTCGCTTAAAGAGTAGATATCTTTATAAATACATACTCCATAAAAATTACCCTCTCTACTTTGTTCGCTTTTTCCTAAAGTATAAACAACAATATCTTTATTAGTCACAATTTGACCCCATTTACTCCAATCAATTTCAGTTTCTTGTTTTTTACCGAAACGTTCTCTGAATTCTTGGAGTGAGATTTCTTTATAATTATTATTTTCTGTATAAATACCAAAAAGATCGATATCTCTATGTTTTCTAAAATACATGTAATCTGATTCCGGATTGTAATAAATCGCAAGCAATTCCTCGCCACACGCCTTAGCAATTTCAGCGCATTCATTAGCTTCTTCTTGACTTGAAACTTTTACTTGGACTTCTCGGATTGACAGCGGTTTTTCTTCTTCTTTCAATACCCATTTTTTGAACTGATCGAAAGTTATTTCGGTGTAGTATTTAGGAACCACAATAACACTGTGAAAGACAGCGTAATTGTCAGATATTACACACTCTCCTATTCTTAGTTTTTCATTAAAATGGTCTTCTAAAATCTCTCTGTTTTCAGAATCAACAATTAAAAACCATTTGTCTATTTTTTCTTCCAACTCTTTTGTAGGTAAGTCGAATTTTAAAGGCTCTGTTGAGTAGTTTTGTGTTTGATAGAAGTTAACTGACGTGTTATCGGAAATAACCTTTTCAATCTTCTCCAATCGCTTCAAAACATCTTTCTTGAATGACTTCTTTAGAATGTCTTTTGCTTTGTGGATGCTAAATTTATTTTCCTTGTAATATTGCCTATCCAAATAATGTCCTACCGCCCCATCAAAACGAATTACGCTTTCTACTCCATAATGCTTGAATTGTTCAGGTTTTAGATTAGGGATATTTAGCATTTCAATAATCGAATCCCATTGCTTCTGCGTCTTACACCAAATGGCGTCTTTTTCTGTTAGTTTCATAATATTTATTTCTTGTTTTTACGTTCTAATGCTCTGCGTTCTTTTCTTGTCATAGGAGGTGAAAAAATACGTTCAAAGTTATAAGGGTTTGTAATGATAAAGGTTTCAGGCTCTTTTTTGTCTAAAATTATAATTCCTCTCTCTTGTTCTGAAATAACTTTTTCAATAGCTGACGCTACTGTAGTTTTCCCGTGATCCAAGTGCCCAATTGTGCCTATTATCATTTTTCCCATTATCATTTTTCCCATAATCTATCCATTTATAGTTTTAACTGCGTTTTCTGTGAGGGTTAAATTAAATAACAATAAACTCTCAATTGTTTTATAATCTTCAAAAGGAAGTGGTATTATCGTATTCGAATGACTGTTGTATAATGCCTTTTCTTTTTGGTAATAATTTCCAATATAAAACCATTCAAATAAAACATTTGATTTTGCTTTTTCGTAATTAATATGTTGCATCGCGTGAAAATCACTTCCCTTGTCGTGTTCGAAAAAAGGAATAGGTTCTTCTAAAATATTTCCTTCTTCATCACACGGGACGAATTGCGAAAGCTTTAAAGGCTGTGATAGGAATTTAGCGTAGTTGAATATATTTACATATTTATCAAATGCATCCTGTGCTCTTTTTAGATTTTCACTTTGCTCCAATACGTAATCTAAAAGCGGAATTAGTTTTTGCTTTTTTTCTTGTGTTTTCATAATTATTTAATTTGGTCAAGTGGATAAGCGTTTAGTATTGATTGTCTGTCGTAATCTGTTCCCTTAATTACCTGTTTCAATGCTTCTGTTACGTGCATCTTGGCGAATTCGATTAGATCGTATAAATCTAAATCATATATCCATCCATCATCGCCTATAAACGCATTTTTTTCTTTTATAAATTCTTCTGCTGTTTTCATTTGTTTAGTTTAAGTGGTTAAATTTTACTTTTTTTAATTGATTATTTTTCGTTTTCATTAGCATGATTTGTGCATAAATCATGTCCATACATTCTTTCTGCATCAGCCTTATTAAAAGGGTCATTATTTAGCCTCATTGCACAGGATTTACAATAATACTTTCTTGTTGAGTGATTGTACCAAGTGGCTGAATTTGGTTTTTGGCAACTTGTAATATTGCATTCTTTATTAAGCTCTCCTTTTGCCATTTTACTTTTGTTTTAAAATTATAAGTTTTCCTTTGATTAGTTTTGATTCGTAGGATTGCCATTCTTTGTACTGTTCAGAAGTCCAAGAGTTTTCAGAATCTCTTAATATGTTTGGGGTCTTTCCTATAGGATTTTTAAAGTAAATTTCATTAAACCGCAATAGGCTTCTGAAACTTTCTTCTTTTGTTTCGAAAAAACCACTTTCAGGATTATTAAAATTTTTATAGACAGTTCTACCTACAAAATTTTTGTTTGGAAGCTCAACGTCAAAAGAAAATTCAGTATCTGTAAATTCGCCTAGAATTTCTAAATCTAATTCTCCTAAATTTATATATCCTGTTTCATAATATCCAGGCTGATTTACAATAAATAATAAAGCTTTCTTATTGTCAGCATATACTATTATTTTAAAGTCTTCCGAATCTTTCGGCACTTCCAACGCAATAATATTTGTTGGGGTTAGGGTTTTCATAATTTTCTAAAATTTATTCTGTGATTAAAACTATCTCCGTTTCCTGATGCTGTTATTGCAAAAACTTCTCCTGTTGTCGTTAGAACTTCTGCATAGCTTCCATCTTGAAAAATTAATTTATCTTCAGAATTAAACCTATCTAGAAATTTATTTTCTAAAAAGTCATTCATAGTAAATGTATTGTCTTGATGGTAATATTCTGTTGAATAATATAGTGTTTCCATAATTAATTATTTGTTAGTTATTCTGTTGCTGATTTAATTAACGAGAAAGTCCGTTACGTTTCATTACTTTATCAAAAGCCTTTAATCCTGCTTTTCCTTCATCATCGGGAGTCGTTTCATTGTCTTCTGAATCGGAACAACCTAAACTACCTTCAACCGTATCAAAAATGTCTATAATTGCCAAAAGTTCTTTTTCGGTAACTTTTAATTGATAATATTTTGTTGCCATTCTAAACTTCTTTAATAATCGTTACATTTTTCTTTTCCAATTTCGCCAATTGATTCTGAAGCTGGATTAACTTCTTTTCTTTGCGTTGTTCAGCGTCTTTTATTGCTTCGGATTCTGATTCGAACCACTCATATTCATGGAAATACTCAAGATAATTAGCCTTATTTTTGACTAAATTTAACACAGTTGTTTTTTCAACTTGCATCAACAAAATCCCTCTTGTCAATGCGTACTTGGTTACGTATACTTTCATAAATTACCTAGTTCAATGACTAAATTTTCTTTTTGTGATTCAAGATCTTTTATCCTTTTTTCAAGATTTTCTTTTTTTCTGCTTTGAAGTACTGATAATTTTTCAGTGTCCAATTTCAAATTAAATTTTTCAGCTATTTTGATATGGTTATCTGAATAATCTTTCACGACGTCTAATTTGTTTTGCAGAAATAATATTGCTTCTTCTTCGGATTTAAAAAACTCAACATTTTTATCCGAACCGCTACCATCAGAATAATCATTAACTCTAAATGTTAAACTTCCATCTGAATTCCCGTATAAAGAAAGTAATCGCATTGAATCGAAACGTTTTCTTCCATATCCACTTTCAAACCTATCCAAAAGGTTGTTAGTAGATTCTTCATTAAATTTTTCAAGATGCCAATCTGAATAATTTTCAACAAACACAAATTTTTCAGAACCATCTAAAAAGTCAGCAATTTTATTGATAATAACCTTAAATTCGTCTCCTCTTGATTCTTTTGCAACGTTTCTAAGCCATTTGACTCTAGCACTTAAAGAATCATAAACTTTTCTTTTTTCTTCGTTTAAACGGTCAATTTTTGAATTCCAATCTTTGCTATCTTTTTCATAACGAGATTCAAGATCTTTAAGATTTTTTTCTTTCCAAGAAACGCTTGGCTCGTCGTGCAATGACTTAACTACAAAATTCTCTCCGCTTGGAAGTTCAACTTCTCCTTGGATAAATATTTCTTGCACAATTGTTTCTTGTGCATTTAACTTGCCAACTATTACTACTTTTTTACCGTCTGTGGTAAATTTTATTTCTTTGCTCATAACTACTATTTTTTAGATTTTAAACACTCCTTTTCAACATTTTCTAAAGCTTGGTTTGTAACTATATTACTCAATGGAACGTCCGGATTAATTCCGTTTGATTTGCAAAGATGAATATAGTTTTCAAGGGAAATTGATCTTCTCCCGTTTTTCCAATCTGAAAGCTGTTCTGCAGGCAATCCTGCATTTAATGCAATTTGCCTTTGAGTAAACCCTGTTATTTTTATAAGCTCAATAATTGCTTCTTGGTAATTTTTCATTTTAATTTTATTTTTTTTTTACTATATTCAGTTTTCGGCTGCCCTGTTTTATTTTAATTCTACTCTTGAGCTTATAAGGTCTTTTATATCTTGAATACTCATGCCTTTGTCGATAATAAGATGTTTTATTATATTTGAACATTTTTCTTTGCTTTCTTTCATTTCAACAGAATAAACAGATAATCCTTTCATTTCAGCTATTAAAGAAATGACTCTCCAAAGAAATTTATAACCTTTAGCAGTCAATGTTCTTTCTGATTTGCTTTTGATTAATTCGCTGTGGTTTTTCATAATATTATATTTTAATGTTGTTGTTATTTATTTAGCAAATATACGACTATATTTTAATTATACAATAGTTTAATATTATATTTTTGATGTATTTTAAAACTTTAACATTTACAAATAAAAAAACCTAGCTGTTACGCTAGGTTAGAAAACATATCTATTTGATTATGTTCTGATTTTTGTATAATTCCCATTGCAGTATCGAAAATTGTTTTACCGGCTTCATAGTCAACTAAATTTCGTGCTATTTTTATCATGCTTTGGTTTCCGTTATAACTTGAAATATTAATATCGTGAAATTTACATAATTTATTTAATTCGTCTTTACCAGCTCCAATTTGTATTCTTCTATCTCCTAAATCATTTGGTAAATTAAAATTTGTCCAATAAAGATGTCTTCCTCTTTTTTTTGCTTGGATTAATGGATCATAGTACGGAATGACGTTTTCAACAACCCATTTTCCTTTGAAATAATGCTTTAAGAATAGTATTTCTTCATATAATTTCATGTCTGGATAAATTGCTTGTGTTGCAGTGTCGTAGTTAGAACTATTCCAATATCTAGCTCTTGAATGGCTAGGACAAGGCGGGGAACTCCAAATAAAATCGAATTCTTTGTAATGATCTAATAAATATTGATGCGCATCAGCAACAATTACTTTGTCATTAGGGAATCTTTCTTGATACATCCTGGCTAATTCCGGATCTAATTCAATTGCTATTACATCGCAATTTTCCCACAACAATCTATTACCTCCTAAACAAGCATATAGATTCAAAACTTTTACTTTATTCTCTTTTCCCATTGTGAAGTTTGCTTAATTTATATTTACCTAATTCCATAATTAAACCAATTTATTATGTTTTCCAATTCTTTAATCTCAATATCGTATTTGTCTGTCTTATCTACTGAACGCTTTACTTTTAAATTGTTTAGCTTGTTTTGGGTTTCCGATATTGGATCTTTTTTAGACATTTACTTTGAATTGTGTAAATTCATCATCATAAATATTCAATTCTTTATTTATTGTATTTCTTAGCTCTAAGCGTTCTTCTTTTGAATAACTAGCAAATGTAAGCTGAAGCCTTTTTATTATCCCTAAAGCCTTAAAATGATACTCCTTGTATTCGTTTTGCTTTATTTTTGGAAGCGGTTGTGATTTTAATGATTTTATAAATTCAAAATAATTATTTCCGTATTCAGCCTTTAAGGCATCTTTTAATTCTTCATCGTATATTAAGGCCATATTTGATTTTGCTCCCTGCCTATGGATATTATGCAGGTTAAATCTCATTTGCTCATTATTTTTTTTTGAATAAATATGACCGCCTTGGATTAATCCTGTATCTGTTTTAGCTTCATGAAGTCCCTTTAATCCATAGTCTATAAGTTTGGCTATTTTTTGAACATCTTCTTGGAGAAACTTTTTATAATCAGTTATATTTTCACGCAATAATTTAGTTTCCTGCCTTGAACTTTTTTCTTTTGAAATCTTTACTTTCTCCATAGCTATCATAATAATTCTGGGTTTTCATGAATGTTGCCTATTACTTCGCATCCTCTTTCAATGTAGTAAAATAAAGTATCAATAAAACCACCTCCTTTGTTAAATTTGCATCTATAAAATCCTTTATCAGGATTATATTCTACTAATTTATTTGGACCAGAACCATTGTGATATGTTAAAACATCCCCTTCATAAATTTCAACTCCATTTTTGTCTTTTAAGCCTGTGAATTGTTCAAAAACAACATTTTCACCATCATCACTATAATCATCTTCATTTTGATAAAAATCCATAACACCTCTTAAAACATACGATTTGTCAATTTCAGAACTTGAAGATAAAAAACCTTTAGATTCATAACGACTAGTGTTATTATTCCAAACTCTAAATTTAATTTCTCTATTCATAATAATATTTTTAAAAATTAGGGTTGCTTTTGTTATTTACTTTTTGCTTGTCTTATAAAATTAACGCTAGATATTGAAAGTGAATTTACTGATTTTAATTCACATTTTTTGTTTATCATTTTCCTTGCGTATTCAGAAACGTAAATTTGCTCTTCTATAAATTCGATTAACCTGTCGTGTTTGTCCATATTTTAAAATATTAAAAGGGTATTTGCTCTTCTTCGTTATATTGTTCCCCAAAAGCATCTGATGCAGTTAACTTAGGCAATTCTTTTTTTTCTTCAAGTTCTTTAAATTCTTCATCTAAAATACAGTAAGTTGGCGGCTGTGTTCCAAATTCATAATAACGTCCGCTTGGCAAATGATATTCAAATTCTTGCGAACCGCCTATTTCTCCTTGGAATTTCATTTTAGTTTTTAAGTTTTCAAAAACAGTCTTAGCTTCGCTTTCCTCATTCCCAAAATAACGATAAATACTAAATCCGTCGTGCGTTTGATTTCTAAAATCAGAACTTCCTGAAACATCGTAAAGCGTTGGCGATGTATAAAAACCATCAGAACCTTTTTGCATTTTAGTAGGATGCGCAACTAAAAATATAATTACGTTGTTCATCTGTGCAAACATGGTAAGCTTTGTAAGGACTTCATTTATCTGGTCAAGCTTATTGCCTTTTCCATCAAAACCCAATTTATTAAAAGCATCGATTACAAAAATATCAATTCCATAGCTGAACATCTGTTCCTTGAACTTTTCAAAAAGCCAATTCCAAGTTGGGAACTCTCCGTTTTCAGTTCCCGTAAGATAAATTTTTTCTTCTGCCCATTCTTTGTATCGTGAAATATCTTCTTTCGAAATTCTAGGGCAATCAGCATTATCATAAAAGAAATTTTTGCCAAAAACCTTTTCAATAAATGTCGTGTGATGCAATTCGAATGGATGGTGTTCGGGACTGAAAAAAGAAGCTTTCATTTTGTAGTCCCTTATCAAATTCAAAACATACCATTCCGTAAAATTTGATTTACCGTGCGAAGGAATTCCTGTTCCTGTAATCAAATGACCACGCATTACAGAAAAAACCTTTTTTAAATTTCCAAAACAATGATGCTTTGGATAAATAGTTTCCGGCATTCCGTTTTCATATAGGCTTAATATTCCATCGTAGCAGTCAGAAACTTTAAAAGTTCCGCTAACAGGATATTTTTGCGTTTTATAAGCAGTTTTATCCAGTATTCCACTTATCAAATCATCATTGGCATCTTTACCCTCAAATAAAATTCTTTCGCATCTGTAACGTCCTAAACGCTGCACAATCTTTTCAGCGACTTCATTTCCCTTTTCGTCGTTGTCGGTTGCTATAAAGAATTTTTTAATATCCTTTATGTATTTTTCAGAATTAACCCAATAATTATCATTGTCGTTTGCGCCGTTTGGAACTGAAATAACGTTCTTGATTCCTATTTCATAAAATGCAAGCACATCAAACTCTCCCTCAACTATGAAACATTCATCTTGTCCAATTACTGAATTTATATTATAAAAAATAGATTTTGCATTTTTGCTTTGGGTAAATGATTTTCCTTTTCCACGATATTTTTTATTTACAACAGTATCGCCTTCAAAATAATTGAAAACCAAATTCTGTACTTCCTTGGATATTTTTGGCTGATAAAATGATTCTTGCGTAATCCCTAAATTTATTAATGTGCTTTGGCTTATTTTTCTATTTTCGCAAGCTTTTACAAATTCATCTGATATTTCTGTGTAGTTTTTCCAATTCTGAACAGGCAATGTATATTCTGTTTTTTCAATAGACTTTTCGATACTGTCTTTAAAAAATAATCCTTCGCAATGAAAACACTTTCCAACTCCTGAATTAAAATTAACGTAAAGAGGCCTATCTGTTTTATTTTTCCTTTCGTCCGTACAAATAGGACATTTTAATTTTGCTGTTCCTGAAACCTTATTCGTTTGAATTAAATTCCAATCGTGTATTTTCTTCATTGGATAATCTTATTTCTTGCAGGATGGGTATTTTTTGGAATAGGTTTTTCTTGCTTATTTAGCCAGTTTATAAAATGCGTGCAATAATCGGTTTTATTGTTTTTAAAATCAAACTGAACATTTAGCATTTCGTTGTAAGACTTAAGAAAATCCTTTACCATTTCAATAGTTAGTTTTTTACTTGACTGCATAGCCGTTCTTTCTAACCATTGTTCCGAAACTGAAAGTTCAAAATATATTAAATCATTTTTATTTGTTTTATTTTCTATTTCTATTTTAGTTTCTTTTTCTTTTATATTTACTTTCTTTTCTATTTGGTTCGATGTAGGCTTCTCTTTATTTTCATCAAGGCTTCCAATAGGCTTAAGTATAGGCTTCTTAGTAGGCTTACTTTTCTTACCTCCGTTACTGCCTCCACGTACTAAATTTAACCTACTTTCACAGCTTGGAATAAACAACAAATCGCCTTTAACTTCTGTCAATCCAAGTATAGATAATTTACCTAAAATAGATTTTAAATCATCTAAATTAACTGCAAACTTTCTGCTCCAAACTTCTAATTTTATTTCAGTTTTATTGTCATTAAGCATTGCTAAATCAATAAGTTCACGATATAAACCACGTTCGCTTAAATTTAATTCAAAAACACTTTCAGAATTACCCCAGTCTTTAGGATACCACGTATAGCCAAGTTTAGACATAATATTAAGTATAAAAACACAAAACCCACATTTTCCACTGCGTCTCACTTCAGTTTCAAATGCGGGTTGTATTACTCCTTTAAGTTGCTTATTTGTGAGACGGCAACTACACAACAAAAATACGATAATATTTTAAATACACAATCAAATCATGTAATTAATTTCCCTTTAGTTTATTAAATTCTTTCCAGTCTTTCATTTCCCATTTTTCAAAAGATTTATTCCAAAGATAGTGCTTACTATTTTTTTTAAGGATCGGAATTACTTCTTTAATGCTGATATTTAATTGGAAAGGTTTATTTATTATTTTTTTAATTTTAGGTCTTTCTTTAATTATCTTGCAGAATTTATTATACATTTCAATATCTCTTTTTTCGTAAGCATCCATTAAATATATAAAATTAACGTTGTTTTTTAATCTATTAAATATCTTGTGAAGATTTATAATGCTAGCGTGCACAACTCCGAACGCCTTGCCTACTGAAATATGATTTATATATTTAAACTCATTAGCTATAATAGCCTTTAAATAAACTATATTTATACTCCTGTCTGGGCGAGTTAGATTTACTTTAAAATGTGATTCTATTTCAATTATTCTTAGCTTAAGCTTTAAGTATTCTTTTTCAGAATGCTTGATATAACGCATAGCCATTACTCAATATGGTTAATTGCGTTCTGAACTTCTGACGAGCTTAAGTTTGCGTTTACAGCATCTTCTATAAGCTTATTTTTCTTCGATGTAAGCGATTCATTTAGAAACCTTCGAAGATTGTTTAGTACTTGTACTTTTTCGAGGTCATTTAGCACATATTCTGTTTGAGAATTCAATACAGCGAATAGCTCTAAAGTTCTTCGGTTTACTTTCTGCTCCGATGTTGGTACAGGAAATAAATAGTTTAGTAGGTTTTTCATAACAATTCTGGGTTTTCGTGAATATTGCCAATTATTGGGAATGAATATATTTTATTTTTATTTAATAACCGACCATTTGCCATAAAAGAACATTCTTCTATGCTCCATTTAACAACAAAATTCATAGGTCTATTTATATCATCCTGCTCATTTATATCTTCATAATACCCATAATTAATAATATCTCCTTCGTAAATATCATTTCCGTTCTCGTCTTTTATTCCAGTAAACTGCATTAATGTTTCGTTTATAAATCCTACATTATAAACAAAATGATGTATGCTTTTACCTAATAATACCTCTTTATTTTCTTGGTCAAAATCATAGTACATTTGCTTTTTTTCCTTGTCGTATGATCTAAATTTTATTTCTCTCATTGTTCAAATAAATTAAGTGATTGTTCTTGTTTTCTGTTTTGCTGCTGCTTAAGCTGATAATTTTTGCTCAACCAAATTGTTTGTGGCCGGCCGTGGCAAATTGGATTAGTACTTTTTCGGAATCCGTTAGCGGTAATTAATCCTAATTTTTT